GAAAGCTGATTTAGTTTTAAGAAATCCAAATGGCGATGGAACAGAAGGCGTTAGGATTTCAATGAAAAAGGGTGGTGGATCACAACTTATGTCTGCTGGTCCAGAAGAATCTTCTGCCGTCGTTCATCATGCCACAAATCAAATGTTATCTTCACACCCCGATTATCGTAATCATAATGAAAAACAAAGACAAGAAATTCATAATGATATAATGAATAGAATGAAAACAGTGTCGAAGCACTTGAATAATATGAAAAATGCTTCTAAAGAAGAACAAGAAGAACATAGGAAAAAGGCACAATCTATATTAGATAAACTTCATGAAGATCATCCAAAATTGAATGGTTTTGTGAGAAGAGAAGCTACTACAGGTGAAGGAAAATTTGAAGGTCCTGAAGGCACAGCAAGTTATCTTGTTAAATCGGGTGATAACAAATTAAATGCTTCTGCAAAACATGTCGATGAATTAGATCACGATGGACCCCCAATGAGAGTTGCATTACCCAAAGGAAATGGTCGCTCTGGTAATATAAAACTCGACGAAAAATAATTTAAATTGTTTATTATCAAAAAAAATTATTTGATAACAATAGATATATTATATTATATTCCACATTATAGTCTTGTTCAGGAATTTATATGGCAAACGGAAGACATTTTACCAGAAATACCAAAAGTTCATAAATTTTTGAATTATTGGAAAGATAATATAGACGCTATAATAAAAGAAGTTTTGATATCAACAGAAAAAAATAAATATATAAGAAATATAAACTTCATAGAGATGTATAAATGTTAAACTTTTATTCTTTTTTAGCCGAATCCTTGGATGTCGATAAACTTCAGCATTTAGAACATGCAGAAGATCATATAATACATGGTGGGGATGAAGGTGTAGGACATGCGGCATCTACATTGGAAGATGCTCATAATTTATTGTCAGGCAAAAAATCAAAATCTAAGATTACAGTAAAATACGATGGTAGTCCAAGCGTTGTATTTGGCAAACATCCAGAAACTGGTAAATTTTTTGTAGCATCTAAATCTGCATTTAATAAAAATCCAAAAATAAATTATACAGAAGAAGATATAGACAAAAATCATGGTCATGCTCCTGGGCTAGCGGCAAAATTAAAAGCTGCCCTTAAACATTTACCAAAAACAATGCCCAATGAAGGTGGTGTTTATCAGGGCGATTTTCTTTATGAAAAACCCGACGTTACAAAAGATGGAGATAAGTATAAATTTACTCCAAATACTATTACGTATGGTGCCCATAAAAATTCTGGTATGGGAAAAAGAATTGCTAATTCACAAATTGGATTTGTAGTTCATACAAAATATAAAGGTAAAAAGTTTGAAGATATGAAAGCTGGATTCGATGTAGATCACAGCAAATTCAAACAACACCCAGATGTAAATTTAGTAAACCCAGAAATAAATTCTGGTCATTCATTCAATTATACCAAACCTGCACAAAGTAAATTTGCATTGCATAAGAAAAATGCTTTAGAATCTTATCAAAAAATACATCCAGAAACTATGGAAAAATTAGGCAATCATGCCGAACACATGAAACAATACATAAATCAAACCGTCAGAGATGGAACAACACCAAATCCAAAAGAATATGTAAAATTTCTAAAACAAAAAAGAGACAATGAAGCAAGCAAAGTAAAAACACCTTCAGCCAAACAGAGAAAAATAGAACATTATGGAAATTTTATAAATGATGTAGAAGGCAATCAAGAACAATTTGGTCATGCATTCGATTTGCATCATCATATACAAAAAGCAAAAGATGTTCTCGTAAATTCTTTAGGAAATCCAACTGAATTTGAACATACTATGGGTGGAAAATCTGTAAAACCAGAGGGATTTGTTGCAATACGCAATGGAAGACCTACTAAATTGGTCGATAGAGCAGAATTTTCAAGAAATAATTTTGCAAACAATAGAGGTCGTGGTGAAACAGATAAATCTGAAATTGCACCTATAAACGAAGAAGAAAAGCATCATGTATTTGCATTTGGTAGAATGAATCCACCAACTGTTGGTCATGGTGCTTTAGTCGATAAAGTAAAAGAATTGGCAAGATTGAATGGCGCAAATCATTCTATTGTTCTTTCAAGAACACAAGATTCAGATAAAAATCCTTTATCGCCAGAACAAAAATTGAAACATGCACAAAGAATGTTTCCAAATACAAATATAAGTGTAGCAACGAGGGAAAATCCAACTTTTATGCATCATTTAAAGGAATTGCATAAACAAGGTGTTACACACGTTACTATGGTTGCTGGTTCGGATAGAGTCGATGAATACAAAAGATTATTAGATAGATATAATGGACCAGGAAAAGAATTCAACTTCAAACAAATCAATGTTGTATCTGCTGGTCATAGAGATCCAGATGCAGAAGGTGTTTCTGGTATGTCAGCATCTAAAATGAGAGAACATGCAAAAAATGGAAATTTCAATAAATTTCGTCAAGGATTGTCTCCAAATATCAAACCAGAACATGCAGAAGAACTTTATAATGATGTTAGAACAGGACAACAACCTAAACCCAAAAAACAAGTAAATGAAACTATTTCTTTACTTACACACGATATATTGAATGAATGGCGTAAAAATTATAAATAATAAAAAAAGAAAGTAATTCGATGAAAAATTTTAAACATCCATTTTCTCATGAATTGAAGAAACCGAAAGATGAGAAAGGTTTGCCAAGAGTCATGACTGCTTACATGAAAGAAAGAATGAAAGAGGAAAATACCCATGGTTTATGGGATAATATTCATGCAAAAAGAGAAAGAATAAAACGAGGTTCTGGAGAACATATGCGTAAACCTGGTGAAAAAGGAAGACCCACGGAATCGGATTTCAAATCGGCATCGGAAGAAACTGATATGCGCCCTATAAAGAAACCCCATGAAACATCCAAACATCGTAAAACCAGTGAAACACCGGAACCACAATCGATAAATCCGAATGATCCAGATTCAAGATTGGACGGTACAGATTCATTGGTAAATGTTTATAAAAATGAAACTCCTGGACAAACAACCGCAAAAATAGTAAAACGAATAGTAAAAGAAGCGCTGGGAATTTATGAAGCGGATTATCACGGTAAAGAAGTTTCATTGAATAAACCCACAAAAGGCGATGTAAAAAAATCTAAAGTATATGTAAGAGATCCATCTACCGGAAATATAAAAAAAGTAAATTTCGGTGATCCTAATATGACTATCAAGAAACATATTCCCGCCAGAAGAAAAAGCTTTAGGGCTAGACACCATTGCGAAACACCTGGACCAAAAACAAAAGCGAGATATTGGTCATGCCGCGCTTGGTAAATTTTAAAGAATTCATCTCGGAATTGTCTGTTCCCAAAGGAACTACAGGAAAGAGAGAAACTGTTTCCGCACCGTTAGTTCCAATAAGAATGGCAAATGGTAAAATAGAAAAACATTCACCCGGAAAAAGCGGTAGTTCTGGTGGTGGAGGCGAATAATATAACAAAGGTATGAAAATATGAATGATCTTTTAAAACAATTGAAAGTAGTATTAGCAAGCACTTTCTCTTATTATCTTAAAGCACATGCATTCCATTGGAATGTAGAAGGACCCGATTTTCCACAATATCATGGGTTGTTTGAAACAATATATACCGATGCATTCGATGCAGTAGATTCTATAGCTGAACGTATAAGAACTTTGAATTCGTATGCTCCAGGTTCTCTCAATAGATATCTTGAATTGTCGGTTATAGAAGATCAAATAAATATACCGCAAGCAAAACTTATGATTGTCGAATTGATAAAGGACAACAATATATTGATCGAAGAACTCAATAAAGCATATAAATTGGCAGAATCTGCTAATAAAATGGGTTTATCGAATTTTATTCAAGATAGATTGGATAAACACGAAAAACTTGGTTGGATGATGAAGGCAACAAGCAAGTGAAATCTTTAAGTGAAATTGTATCTCAGAATCATATAGAAGGACATCGCTCCAGCTCAGGACGAAAATCGATGAGCAGCCATGATCCTTCTTCAGGTATTTCTGTTGGTGCTAAAAGAAATAGAGATCAAGAAGAATATATAGTAAAGAGAAATAAAGAAAACGAAAAAAATAGAGAACAAGAAATAGAAAAAAGAACGAAAAAATCGAATAAAAGAAGTAAGGAAACACTGAAATTGGCACAAGAAGAAACTAATTCAGAGAAAAGGGAAAAGATTGAAAATGTTGGAAGACCCAACGATCCAAAACCTACTCAATCCAGTAAATTGTCTAAACAAGCTCAAATAAAAACAAAAATCATCGATGAGGATAAAGCAATGGCATTGACAACAAATTTTGGTTTATCGGCAAGTCTTGTTGCTGCTGCTAAATCTATTATGGAAAAGAAAGATTTAAAGAAATCGTCTGATGAATTGGAAGGTGGAACGACGGAAGTAGAATTGAATCCCACAACAGACGATGCTGTAAATGATGGCGATAACGATAAAGATTCAAAGGATGATAAGAAAAAGAAAGATAAATCGAAGAAGTGTCCGAAGTGCGGAGAATCGCCTTGTGTATGCGATTCTGTAAAAGAAGAAGTCGAACAGGTAGATGAAGTTTTGACTAAATCATCTTCAGCTGGGGAATGGATTCATGATTTTGTTAAATCTAAGAATCCAAAATTTGCTGGTAAGACAAAAGAAGAACGCACTAAACAAGCTATTGCAGCATATTATGCAAAACAACGCAATGAAGAAACCGAAGTATCGGAAACTTCAAGATTTTTTAAACAACCATTGAAATCTGGCAAGACACCACAGCAAAGAATGTCAACGGCGTTGAAAAAGTCTGGATATGATATAGATAAAGCACATGCCGATGCAGAAAAAGCAGCAATTGAAGCAAAAAGAAGACATGCAGAAATAATGGCAAAATATTCTACACCAACAGAACCAGCTGCATGATAAATTTTTGTCAATGGATTCATGAATCCAAAGAAAAGTCAAAAAATAATAAAAGAAAACGGGAGCCGGAACCACCAACCGTGGTTTCTGCTCCCATTCGCGGTCCAAACCAAGATCAAAGTGGCTTTTCACCTAATAAAAATACTTCGGATTATACCATTTCCGATTGAAAATACGATTATAATAAATATATAAAAAATAACTTAGGAGTATACAAATGTCACTTTTCGGTAGAAATGACCAAGCGGTAACAGCCAATTCAACCACTACACGTGAATCTACAACTGGTGCACCTCTGGGTACTTTTGCTTTGGTCAAGGGTTCTGGAAATGGAACTTCACCAATTTCGATGGGTTCGAATGCTCATTTTGGAAATACTTCTCCAGGTTCCAGAGCTTCTGTTGATGTCAATATGTTCAATAATACAACACCGGGCGCATTTACAACAAATCAGACAGTAGGAATATTTGGTGTTTCTGCAACAGAAATGGCAAATAATATTTTAAATAATTCTACAGAAATGCCGCAGCATGCTGGTTGGAATTTAAGAAAAGCAGGAACTGGTTCTATTATCAGTTTTACTACCAATGGTGGAACGCAAACAGCTTATAATAATACAGATGTTATCGTTGTAACTTCCCAGCAAGCCGGCGGAAATGCTTCAATTACATTTACAACTAACGCAACTGGTGGAAATTTGCAATTTACAATTGCAAATAAAGGCGCAGGATTTACAAACGTAACAATTCCAACATCTAATATATCTATAACAAATTCTACCGGTGGTACTGCTTCTGGAAATGCAACAGTAACGTATTTTACAGCAACGGCTGGTGGTAGAGCTGGCAGAGTTCATTATGAAACTCTCGTAGCATTTGGTTCTCTTGGTGCTCAAACTGCTGCTTATGGAACACCTGCTATTGCTAACGATGCTTCTACAGACAATACCAAATTCCCTGGCGTATAATTTAAAGAAAATATATTATGGCTGAAATAACAATATCGAGCTTACCGACCACAAATACGTATTCAGCGAACGATAGGGTAGTTATTCTTTCTACTCCGGATACTACCCCCGTTCTCAAAACAATACAAACACAGTATTTGGATAGATTGATAACAACCGCTCCTGTTTCAAGATATGCAAACGGAATTGCTGGTCAAATTGCTTATGACAATACAAGTTTTTATGTTTGCGTATCGAACAACACATGGGGTAAGGTCAGTCTTAATCTTGCCTGGTAAGTATGGATAAACTTACTGAAGAAAATTATATTATTTTTTGTGCGAAAATATATGATAATATAACTATTGCATCTACCGAAGAATTTATGGAAGACTTGAATAGAATCAAGTATATAAAAAAATTATTGACTAGATATGAAGAAGGCGGTGAATTGAAAGAAAGATTGATATTGAATCATATCATTACACTGCATAATTGTTTTGGAATAAATTTAGCTAAAATATTGTATCTTAAATTTGAAAATCATTTTCATTATATAAAACCATTTTTATTGATGATAAATGCTTTGCCCAAAACTATAAATTGTGTCGGAAAATACGATACAATATATACAGACGATATAATGATGGATCAAGGAATAATAAATGCTTTAAGGAAAATAAACAATGGCTGAAAAAATAGAAGAAACCGAATCTGTTGGATCTATGAATGGTATGGGCACTTCTAGTTCTACAGCTGGTTCTGGTCCCATAGATACATATGATCCTTTATTGAAACAACCAACAAAAGAAAAATCAAAGCTTAGAAAATTGTTTCCATTAAAAAGAAAAATGCCGACAGGATAAAAAAAAATGGACGAGGAATCTAGATTTTATAAAATAGACGATGCCATACAAAGATTGGCAACAGTTTCTGCCGATTTGTCTAAAATGTTAGCAGTCCATGAACAACGTTTAGATACTCAAGAAAAGGCGGCGGACACTCTTAGTGCATCCTTAGAAAAAAGACGCGATGAAGTAGATGCAAAATTTAAAGACTTGAAAGATTATTTTGAAAAAATATTTTCCAATATGGAAAAAGATTATTCCAACGTAAAAGTAAAAATTGAAGTTCTTCAAAAATATATATGGATGGCTGCCGGTGCATTGGCTTTATTTTCGTGGTTAGGCAATCCAATTCTCAATAAATTAATTTTCAAATAAAAAAATATATATTGACATTTTATCCAAAGACTGTATAATCAGTATTGACATGAAAAAATAATATGAGTTTATAAATGAATTGGATAGATCAGAAATATATTAATTTAGTTTCAAATAGATTCAACAATTATAAAAGAAAAAGTGGAACACTATTCAACTTTTCTTGTCCTTTGTGTGGTGATTCTGCAACGAATAAAAATAAAGCAAGAGGTTATATTTACGAGAAAAAAGGCAATACAATATATCATTGCCATAATTGTGGTATTACCAATACATTCGATAAATTTTTATATAAAATCGATCAATCGCTTCATCATGAATATGTCTTAGAGAAGTTGAAAGAACAAGGTAAAGAAAAACGCATTGAATCTGGTTTAGAAGATTTGATTGCTAAACTGAAAGTTCCTCTTTACGTAAAGACTGGTCCTCTATCTAACCTCAAAAAGATAAGCCAGCTTAAATACAATCATACATGCAAAATATTTATAGAGAGTAGAAAGATACCTAATCTGTATCATGCAAAGCTTTTTTATTGTCCAAAGTTTTTTACATGGGTAAATTCCTTTATTCCGAATAAATTTTCAGAAAACTCTATTGAAAGAGACGAACCGAGATTGATAATTCCATTTATCAATAACGATAAATTGCATGCATTTCAAGGTAGGGCTTTATCTAAAACAGATAACATGCGTTATATAACAATTGTTTATGATGATGAAATACCGAAGATTTATGGTTTGGATAAAGTCGATCTTAAAAAGAAAACTTATGTTTTCGAAGGTCCAATCGATTCGATGTTTATTCCTAATTCTATTGCTACTGCTGGTGGCGATTTGATATCAGCAATTTCCGATTTTCCTAAAGAAAATTTAGTAATAGTGTATGACAATGAACCTAGATCGATAGACACAAGAAAAAAGATTGACAAAGCTATAATGAATGGTTATAATGTGTGTATATGGCCATCGAATATGATGTCGAAGGACGTAAACGATATGATATTGTCTGGATTGAGTTCTGACTTCATTAAATATGTTATCGATACTCATACATATCGTGATCTAAAGGCTAAATTCGAATTGAATAATTGGAGTAAAGCATAGGAGAATGATGATGATTAGAAAAAATAAAAACAATACAATGAAGTTGAAAGACCAAGAATATCTTTATGCTGTGTTGGAAGGTAGACACGGTGCAGACGATGACGATAGAGACAATGGAGGATTCTTTATAAGTATGACACAAGAATATTCTAGAAATTCGAATCTATTGAAACTATTTTGCAGTGAATTTGACAACAGGAGAAAACGGAATGAGTTATCATGATAAAATTACATTAGAAGATTTATCGATAGAAGTTGAAGATATCGAAGAATTGGAATCTGGAGATGCTTTGATTAAATTCAAAATGAGTCCAGATGCTGTAAAGATTTTTTGTGAAATAGGTCTTCGGCAAACATTGATAGAATCAGCAGAGCGTGCTGAAAAAAAATACAATCATATAAAGAAGGAGAAATAAATTATGGGAATGCACCTTTACGAGTATCAAGGCCTTGATGATGAATATGAAAATAACCGGAATGTATCGGTATCTTTTGGTTCTCTAAAATCGGATAATGGAATTACTTGGATTCAAGCACTAGAAGAATATACCGATTTTCTAAGAGCGATTGGATATGTTCTTCCTTTCAATGATTCTATTGGAAATCATTTGGATATTTTGAAGGATAAAGATATCAACAATGAATAATATGGCTAAAATTATATCTATCAGCCAACCTTTGATTGTAGACCCTATAACAAATAAGCAAATGAATGCAAATGATTTTATTGCGTATTGTGCTAGGGTTTCAAATCCTTCAAATCAAATGAATACTCAAACGTCCGATAAGCTTTTGAAATATTGTATTAAAAACAATCATTGGTCGATTTTCGAAATGGTCAATGTTGTTATGGAAATTAATACTACTAGAGATATTGCTCGGCAGATTTTGCGACATCGCAGTTTTAGTTTTCAGGAATTCAGTCAAAGATATGCAGATCCAGTAAACGATCTTGGATTTACTTTACGAGAAGCTAGATTGCAGGATGTAAAAAATCGGCAAAACAGTTTTGATACAGACGATAAAGAATTGCAATTGAATTGGAATGCAATTCAAACGGATGCTATCAATGTATCTAAAAAGGCATATGCATGGGCTATATCCAATGGTATAGCTAAAGAACAAGCAAGAACTGTTTTGCCAGAAGGTTTGACTTTATCGAGAATGTATATGAATGGATCTCTAAGAAGCTGGATTCACTATTGTATGCTCAGATGCGATAAATCAACACAAAAAGAACATCGGGAAGTTGCTGTAAGCGCAGCTTCTCAACTTTCAAACAATTTTTCATTTCTCAAAGATGTTTTTGCGAATTAAGTAATATTAAATAGTTCTACTCAATTTAGTTTGGAGTAGAACTAATGAACTCAAATACTATAAACAAACATATTGAGAGAATGAAACTACTTGAAGATAAATTGACTGCCGATAAAAAATTTGAATATGCAAATATAGTCAGCTTAGCTATAGATATAATCGATTTTTTTCTTGACAATTCTTCGAATACACATATAAAGAAATAAGAAAGATCAAAAATGATAAATGTAACAAAACGTAATGGAAAAATTGAACCTCTTGATCTTTATAAGTTTCATAAAGTCACTTCATGGGCATGCGAAGGGTTTACAGGAGTTTCTGAAAGTCTTATTGAATTGAAATCCAATGTTCAATTTTATGATAAAATCAAAACAAAAGATATACATGAAACTTTAATCAAGGCTTCTGCCGAATTGATAAGCGAAGATACGCCCAATTATCAATATGTTGCTTCTAGATTGATCAATGCAAATCTTCGAAAAGAAATTTATAATTCACAAGAACCAATCGATCTTTATAATCATATAGAAAATGTCGTAAATGAAGGATATTACGATAATAGTATTCTTAAAAATTATGATAAAAACGATATAGATTGGTTGAATAAACAAATAGATCATTCACGTGATTACAATATTGCATATGCAGGAATGGAACAATTTCGTGGAAAATATCTTGTAAAAAATCGTGCCACAAAAAAATATTATGAAACGCCGCAAATGGCTTTCATGCTTATAGCTATGACTTTGTTTCAACGATATTCCAAAGAAATTAGACTCAAATATGTCAAAGACTTTTATGATGCTATTTCCAATTTTGAAATATCATTACCTACTCCTATTATGGCAGGATTGAGGACACCACAACGTCAATTTTCTTCATGCGTTTTAATTGAAGCCGGCGATTCTCTGGATTCAATTATAGCAGCTTCTAGTTCTATTATCAAATATGTAAGTCAAAAAGCTGGTATTGGAATTGGCGCTGGTTCTATTAGAGCGGTTGGTTCTCAAGTTAGAAAGGGCGATGCTACATCCGAAGGAAATATTCCATACTATAAACTGTTTCAATCTGCAACTAAAAGTTGTTCTCAAGGAGGAGTTAGAGGCGGATCTGCAACAATTCATACAGTGTTTTGGCATGCAGAAATAGAAGATTTGTTGGTGCTTAAGAACAATAAGGGCACTGATGAAACACGTGTTAGAAATATGGATTATTCAATTCAATTCAATAAAGTTATGTATGAACGGTTGTTATCCAATGGAAATATTACACTGTTTTGCCCTCACGACGTTCCTGATTTATATGAATCATTTTTTATCGATGTAGATAAATTTAGAGAATTGTATACAAAATATGAAAATGATGTTAATATAAAAAAGAAGTCTGTTCCTGCCATCGATTTGTTTTCTATTTTTATACAAGAAAGAAAAGATACTGGAAGAATTTATTTGCAAAATGTAGATCATGCAAATGATCATGGTTCATTTATTAAAGATATTGCACCTATTCGTCAATCGAATCTTTGCCAGGAAGTGGATTTGCCCACGAAACCATTGAATAGTTTATTCGATCCATCAGGCGAAATAAGCCTATGCACGCTTTCAGCAATAAATTGGGGCAAAATTAAACATCCAAAAGATTTTGAACGTTTGTGCAATTTATCTGTAAGAGCTTTGGATGAATTATTGGATTATCAAAATTATCCAATAGTAGCGGCGCAATTAAGCACTTATAATAGAAGACCGCTTGGTATAGGTATAATCAATTTGGCTTATTGGTTGGCTAAAAATGATTTGACAGATCAAAATATTACAACAGAAGGCTTGCAAAAAATTCACGAATATGCAGAGGCATGGTCTTATTATCTTATTAAAGCATCTGTCGATCTTGCTTCTGAAAAAGAAGCTTGCAATTTGTCGAATCAGACGAAATATTCTATGGGAATTATGCCTATAGATACATATAAGAAAGAGGTAGATGAATTGGTAGATCCAATTTATTATATGGATTGGGATAATTTAAAATCGATAGCAAAACAATTTGGTATTCGTAATTCTACTTTGATGGCATTGATGCCGGCTGAGACCAGCGCCCAGGTAAGCAACAGCACAAATGGAATCGAACCGCCTAGAGCGCTTGTGTCTATTAAAACTTCTAAAGATGGTGTTTTAAAACAAGTTGTTCCTGGTGTTCGTAGATTGAAAAATAAATATGATTTATTGTGGGATCAAAAAAGTCCTGAAGGATATTTGAAAATCTGTGCGGTTCTTCAAAAATTTATCGATCAGGGAATATCTGTAAATACAAGTTACAATCCAAAATTTTATGAAAATGAAGAACTTCCGTTATCAGAACTCATAAAACATATAATTATGTTCTACAAATATGGTGGAAAACAATTATATTATTTCAACACAAACGATTCAGCTGGAGAAATTCAATTGGATAAAGATGAGTTGGAAGATGATGAAAATTGCGATTCTTGTACAATATAAATGTAGGAAAATTTTAAATGCAAAATTTAAAAATCGGAGATGCAGTAAAGCTGATGGTGGATGATTTTTATTTTATAGGAACATTTGGAAAAATAATGGATATACATTTTTCACGGAGTTCACAATGTCTTGTAATGGTCGATAATATAAAAGTTTCTGTTCCAGAACATTGTTTGGAAAAAATAGACAATAAAGAAATTGAAGGAATTCTTCTGTGATGTTCAACGGTGTATTCGATTCTACAAATAAACAAGATCATATGAAATCGAAGATGTTTTTCGATACATCTGGTATACCTACAATTGCTAGATTCGATAAACAAAAATATCCATTTTTAGAAAAATTGACTAGAACTTCTATGGGTTTTTTCTGGGTTCCTGAAGAAGTAGATTTGACTCGCGATATTAAAGACTTTCGTGCATTAACAAATCATGAAAAACATATTTTTACCAGTAACTTGAAACGTCAAATTCTTTTGGATTCAGTTCAAGGCCGTGCGCCAACGATGGCATTTTCGACTATTTGTTCTATTCCGGAAATGGAAAATTGGTTGACTGCATGGACTTTCAGTGAATCTGTGCATTCTAGGTCCTATACACATATTATCCGTAATGTATTTTCCGATCCTTCAGAAATATTGGATGGAATCTTGGATATTCAAGAAATTGTAAATTGTGCTAACGATATTAGCAGATATTATGATGATTTGATTTATTTTAACAGTTCTTTGAATGCATATTCGAATATT